TAAAACTGGTGAAGAAGTACTCGGGGCGCTCTTACAAATGGCTGAGCACGATAACCGGAGTGCCGGATCGGATAGTGTTTCTAAACCAAAAGGTGTATCTAGTCGAGTTAAAGACGCAAACCGGGGTACTAAGTCCAAGGCAAGTAGTCGTGTTCGACGAGCTAGGAGATGTGGGGTTTCCAGTACATATTCTAAGGTCTAAGGAAGACGTAGATGACTTTGTTAACCAAGCAATGCGGGATTTGTAGCATAATAAAACCAATAACTGAATTTGCCAAAGCGAAAACTAATAAAGACAAACTTAAAAATTTTTGCAAATCCTGTAATAAAATTAAAATGAAAGCCTGGCACGCCAAAAATCCAAGCCATCATCTTATTCGTAATTATGGAATAACAGTAGACGAAAAAATAAAAATGATGAGCCAACAAAATAGTTGTTGTGCCATTTGTAATAGTCATTTAAAAGATACGACAGAGGCTCACGTAGATCACTGCCATAATTCAAAAGCTATACGCGGTATACTATGTGGTGATTGCAATAGAGCTATAGGATTGTTTAAAGATTCTACTGAACTATTAAAACAAGCAGCAAACTACTTGAAAAAATATGCTAAACCGAACACAACTCCACCCGTACCAAAAGGAACTTATTTCCAAAGCGTCCTCGATACCGAACGTGGGGCTATTCTTGCCACCGGGATTGGGCAAAACAGCAACGACACTGACAATTATAGCGGAACAGTTTCAGGGGAGGACGTTAATCATCGCCCCCAAACGAGTGGCGGAGACAGTATGGGAACAGGAAACTAAAAAATGGGATCATCTGAAACATCTGAAAGTCAACAAGATACTGGGAAACCCAGCCACAAGGACAAGCGCTTTGAAGAGCTCTGGGGACATCTATCTAGTCAACTTGGAGAACTTAGTGTGGTTGTTGGAGAATTTAGAGAAGCCATTCGACAATCTGATAATAGACGAGTCGAGTCGCTTCAAGGACCCGTCGACCAAGCGTTTCAAAGCACTCAAGAAGCATTTAAAGAGCTTCAAGAGACGTATTATTCTGACCGGGACACCAACCCCTCAAGGAGTGTCTGATCTCTGGTCACAAGTCGGTATATTGGATTTAGGGCAGCGTTTAGAAACGAGCTTAACAAAGTTTAGAGATAAGTATTTACAACCAGATCAATTTAACAGACAAACAAGAGTAGTGTATTCATGGAAACCAAAAGATGGCGCCTCTAAAGCTATACAAAATAAGATATCAGATATTTGTTATTCGCTTAAAGCTGAGGATTATCTGCAGTTGCCTCCACTTAGCTCGCTATATCACTCAATTTCTCTCGACAAAAATGTAAGGGCAAAATATGACAAACTTAGAAAAGACATGGTCGCTGACATTGGTAAAGAAAGGATTACAGCTCCGACAGCGGCAGCATTGGCGAACAAGCTCCTGCAATTCACATCAGGAGCGGTCTACAACGAAGAAGGAGAGGCTCAAGAAGTACACCGTGCTAAGGTGGAATACCTTGAGTCGATCATGGAAGAATCTTCAAGCCCCACACTTGTCTTCTACCATTTCAAGCACAGTCTACAGAGGCTTCGGCTCGCTTTCCCGCAGGCCGTGGTGCTGGACGATGACAACATCCAAGCGTGGCGTCGTGGCGAGATTCGTATGCTACTCGCACACCCACAATCAGGGGGCATCGGGCTTAATCTCCAGTGCAACGTTGGAGACACAGCACAAACGGTCTGGTTCGATTTACCATGGAGCTCAGAGAACTACATCCAAGCCAACGCTAGGATCTACCGCCAAGGGCAAGAAAAACCGGTTATTATACACCACCTAGTTGTGTATAATAGCGTGGACGAGCATGTAGTAAAAGTATTAGAAGGTAAAATAACAACACAAGAGGCAATACTTAACGCATTACAATTATGACAAAAAAAGTACAAGCAGTAGCACCACGTCTATCAGACGAAGATCCAGATCCAATAGAACAAGATGAATCCGAAAGCATAGCATCTAGCATTATAGAAGGTGCCGGCTGGCTGCCATGGGATACAGAAGATATTGATGATATTAAGCGTTTAATTAACGAACGAATGGACCCAAAACAACGTAAAGTATTTGTTGCGTTTCTTGGTGGACTAAACTATAATGATATAGGTATGACTGAAAAACACTGGCGGTATCATTTTACAGCCGGGGTAGAGTTTATTAAAAAGGAACTAAAGGTATGAGCATATTCATTGTAGAGCACGAAGTAAAAGGCCATCCAATGTTTGATACTGTTCGTGGTGTAGAGGACATTGATCTTACCATGTTTTCACCAATCAAAACATTATGGGTTTGTGACAACGAAGAAGAAGTAATTGCGGTAGAAAACGAATTAAGGAGAAAGCATGCACGATCCAGTAAATCATCCTAAGCACTATACTAGTAATGAAGCATGCTGCAGTAACTGCGGCAAATCAATTGAGTGTATTGACATAACACGCCACATGAATTTTAACGTCGGTAACGTGTTTAAATATCTTTGGCGATTAGGTAAAAAAGACAGCAAAATACAAGAGCTTAAAAAAGCTCGTTGGTATTTAGAAGATGAAATTAGTCGAGTCCATTACGAATTAGATTTTCATGAAATGGAGTGTGGTAAATGAAAATTGAGATTGATGACGATTGCGCCGACATGGTGGTGCAAGAATCTTTAGTACAAACTTACAAAGATCTATCTACCGATTTAAAGTTGTATAAAAAAGGTCAAAAACAAATCCATGAAGAAGACGTTGAAATCTACAAGCGAGTAGTGGAAGCTCTTAAAGTTGTTGGCAATTGGTATTTTGCTTATGGTGAATTTGAAAAGCGAGTAAAGAAAAAATGAACAATCGTATTGATTTAGAAAGCGCCATTATGGTGGCTTGGCAAACCAGTGATGACTTGGATTTACTATTCCAGCATTATGGTGACCACCCAACACCGATGACAGAGGATCAAGTTTTAAATGCGCTTCTTGGCATTAAAGTAATGCACGACATGCGTATGGAAAAGCTCATGGACACATATTGCCGTAAGTTTGAACTGGACCAGTATTGTACGGATCCAGAGAAGTTGGCAGCAAGAAACAAAATTTTTGCAGCAATCACAGAAGAAAAGAAAGGTAAGAAAAAGAAATGACAGAACAACAACAAGACCCAATCCTAAAGGAGATTATGAACTTCTCCTTCACAGTAGATTTTGTAAATGCAATCTTGTCTGAACTGGGAGAACGCCCATACAAACAAGTTGCGGCATTAATTGCAATTATCCGCCAGCAGGGTGAACCACAATTTCAAAAACTGTTAGAAAAGGTAAAAAATGGATCCGATAAAGAAGGTTCTGCGCCAGCTCCTTAAAGACAAGAAAATGGCTAATGACATTTCGGCAGCACTAGAACGTCAAACCGCCAAAATGTCTGATAAGGATGAAATGGAAGCCAGAATGGCTGCTCAAAAGATTGCTTTAGAAGTGGCCAGAGAAGTATTTAAAAACCAAAAACCACCGGTTCCTAAAAAGAAAACAATTATTGTTCCAGATTAGGGCGGATTTCGTTACTTTTTTGCATTAGTGTATATAGGGAGTACAACTCGTCGTGAGACGCTTGGAAACCTATTTTCACAACGCCCAAGACAGTGAAGATTTTGTACCAAATGCGGGCAAACACACATACACAACACAGAAAGGTAATATCATGAACCCATTTGAACTCCGTTTTTCTATTTTCAACGCTGCCAAGGATCTCTTGGTTAAGCAACACGAAGCACAACTAGCCGTTTGGAAGGCTATGGATGAGGCAAGCAGAAAGGTCTCCGATCTAGCTCCAAAATACCCAACAGTTGACGAGATTGTTGAAAAGGCTATTGAAATCAATAAGTTTATCAGCGAGTCAAGCGTTAATGAGTTTAGCAAAGCAGCTAAGCGTTTGACTACAACAGCAGTAATATTCTAAGGAACCCCATGCCAAAATTTGATGATGTAACTGAAAAGCTAAAAGAAGTTGAAGCTGAATTAGCGTCTTTGGAAGCACAAGCTGCTCCAGTAGTTGAGGAAGCACCTGCTCCAGTAGTTAAGGCCTCCCCAGTGGTAGAAGCTAAAGAGTCTTTTGAACTTCCAGAAAACTTTGCAAGTTTACCTCCAACCATTCAAATGGGATTACTGCAAAAGAAAGCTCGTTTTGAAAGAGAGACAGCTTAATTATGGCAACTAAACCCGGCTTATACGCAAATATCCACGCAAAGCAAGAACGCATCAAGGCGGGCTCTGGCGAGAAGATGCGCAAGCCGGGCGCCAAGGGCGCTCCAACTGCTAAACAATTCAAGGAGGCGGCAAAGACCGCAAAGAAATAATGGCAACTAAGAAAAATGTATCGCTTTCGATTGGCCGTGGTGAAAAGCTGCCTGCGTCTAAGGGCGCTGGGCTTACCGCCAAAGGTCGTGCTAAGTATAACGCGGCTACTGGCAGCAATCTAAAAGCGCCACAGCCTCAAGGTGGTGCGCGTAAAGATTCATTCTGTGCTCGTATGTCGGGTGTCAAAGGCCCGATGAAGGACGAGAACGGTAAACCAACACGCAAAGCCGCAGCATTAAAAAGGTGGAAGTGTGGCAGCTAAAAAATCACCCCCAAATAAAAAAGTATTTACCAAGGAGATGGCAGATATTATCATCGAACTTGGTAAGCAAGGCGCATCCCAAAAGGCCATGTACGCCGCCATTGGTATCAGTAAAGATACTGCAGCACGTCTTAAAAAAGATGACCCGTTCTTTGCCGAAACTCTATCCATGGCAACGACTTACGGACAAGCATTTTGGGAAAATATGATGCTGGCAAACATAGAAAACAAAGCATTTAATTCACGTGTAGCTGAGATCTGTTTGAGGGGCCAGTACCCGGAGGAATACAAAGAGTCAAGAGACACTAAAGTAGACGCAAAATTGGAAGTCAAAATTGATTTTCAAAAGGAAGTATCAGAGCTATTAGAAGCACTAAAAAAGTAGTATAATATCAAAGGACGAATAGGGTAGCTCCCGTGCCGGTACCTAACTACTGGCTAGTCCACCCATAAACTGTTAGGAGTATCAAATGAAGAAATGCACCAAATGTGGTGAACAAAAACCGCTATCTGAGTTTTACAAAGACTCTTTAAAACTAGACAAACTACGGAATTCTTGTAAAGTATGTGATAGATTAAAATCACATACTTGGAGAAAAGCTGACCCTATAAAAACTAGGGAATGTTGGAGAGCATCAAAACTAAAGAAAAAATACAACATCACAAATGAGAAGTACGAAAACATGAAAACCGAACAAAATAATAAATGTGCTATTTGTGACAATGTATTGGGTTTTGGACATCTGAGTGCTATTGATCACTGCCACAAAACCGGCATGGTGCGTGGATTGCTGTGCCGCGGGTGTAATTTACTTTTAGGTAATGCAAAAGACTCGACAGATATTTTAAAGTCTGCTATACTGTACCTTGATAAACACGCTAAAAAGGTAAAACGCTAATATGTCAAGTCATGCTCTACTCAGCCCATCCAGTGCCCATCGTTGGTTACACTGCACCCCGTCAGCTAGATTGGAAGCCAGCCTTCCTGAACCTAAGCGAAAAGTTGGGCAAAAAGATTTTTCTGCTGAAGGAACTTTGGCACACAGTATTTCAGAAATTAAACTACGCTATCAATTAGATCAAATAGGACTTGAAGAACATGACACGGAAATTGCTATCTGCAAACAACACCCACTATACAGTGAAGAACTTGAAGAAGTCGCCAACTCTTACGTCAACTATGTTAGATCACAAATTGGATCAGAAGATCAAGTTTTCGTTGAGGCTCGAGTCGATCTCGGAGAGTATGTCGTGGAATCGTTTGGCACTTCAGATTGTGTTATCATCGGTAAAAGAACGATTACAGTTATTGACCTCAAGGCTGGTGCGGGTGTTCCTGTCTCTGCCGTTAATAACGAACAGCTCAGGCTATATGCCCTTGGAGCGTACGAGCGCTACAAAGACAGCTTCCCAGAAATTAAAGAAGTTAGAACCATCATCGTTCAACCTCGACTTGACTCAATCACCGAAGACCACACAACCATCGCAAAACTCGTTGATTGGGGTAAACACTACGTCAAAAAAAGGGCACAAAAAGCCTACACAGGTTCGGGAGAATACGTACCAGGAGACCATTGCAAATTCTGCAAAGCCAAAGCGCAATGCCGTGCCCGTGCAGACTTCAACCAAGAGCTTGCCAAGCAAGACTTCCAAGCACCAGCCCTCCTCACCGAAGAAGAAACCATCGAAGTCCTCGCCAAAGCCCAAGACCTCCGCACGTGGGTAAATGATGTAGAGGAATTTGCACTGGATAAAGCTGTAAAAGAAAACATTATTCCAGCTGGATTCAAGCTATCAACAACCAAGAAGCACAGAACAATTGTTGACAAAGAATTAGCTGCTGAGATTCTTAAAGAAAAAGGTTTTACAAACGACCAGATTTACAAAAAGCCCGATATTAACTCACTAGCATATTTTGAGAAGATTGACAAGCATACCGCCGCATATCTTGGCGACTTAGTAGTACGCCCAGACGGTGATCCAAAATTGGTTCGTGTCAAAAATGCTGCTAAGGAGGACTTTGCATGAACGCATGGCTAATTGGTTTTATCGGTGTAGTTTATACAATCGTAGCAATTCAATTTTTTATGAAAGGCCAAGTAGGCATGGCGATCTCATTCCTAGGGTACGCTCTAGGTAATGTCGGTCTTGTTATGGTAACATTACAACTATAAGGAATACCATGAATGTGGAATGCCTAGGAGCACAGATTGAAGTTCCAGATTATTTAGTTCAAACCTACATCAAAGATTTTGAAGG